TCTCCATGCTTGTATAAAAGCCTCCGGAAAATCCCCACTGTATAATTAGCCCCCCGAACAAACTGCCAAAGCATATATAGCCATTAGGGCCAATGCTGTACTTCACCCCGGAGGCATTGAGCAGCATCTTCATCAGCTTACCCATCACAGAGTCCGTAGTAATAGCATCCACTACCGTTCCAAGTGTCTTACTTGCAAGGCTTGCCATAATTCCGCTGTGCCAGTCGGTGACCTGCGCTGCTTCGGTTTCAGGGTGCAGCGTGTCGTATGCCTTACTGGTGCTGTTCCAGTGATGCAGGATTGATTTTAATACACTCATTTTTTAACCTCCATCCAGATAGAGTTTTGATCGGTGGGCTGTGTGCCGCCCACCACCATGTTGTCCATGTCGACCTCGATCCAGGTGCTGGATCCGGTAGGCAGGATCGATACTGTCACATCGGCGGGCATGGACAGATAGGGCAGGCTTGTCCAGGCTGTTTTCCCATCGCCCGCCTTGATCCGATGTGTGTCAGATTCAATGCCCAGCTCCCCGGCCAGGAGGACCGGGTTGATGCTGGTCCATCTGGCCGCCGTGTCGATCCTGGTCATGATCCGACCGCTGATTTTTCGTGTGGCCATCGGACCACCCCCTTAGGCGTTGCCGCAGTTGATGACCACCGTATCAGTAGTCTTTACGATGGAGGCCCCATCCTTAAGCTGCGTGGAGTTTTTGGCGGCAAAAGCCGTGTCAAACCGGGCCCGGGTCCAGTAGAGGTTAGAGCCCTCAGCGATGTTGGCGGTGGTCAGGGTGACTACGCCAGTCTTTCCGTTGACGCTGGTCACTGCGTCAGCAGGCGGGGTCAGCAGCTGCCAGTTGGCGGCGGTCGTCGGATTGTCCTTGGTCAGGATGTAGGAGCCTTTATCGCCCCCAGAGCTGATGACGCACACGTCGCCCGTCTGGGCGGTCAGCTTGAGCATGTCCGCCTTGCTGGTAGCCGTAAAGGTATCGGTGATGGCCAGGGCGGGCAGGACTGCGGTGTCCAGTTTCCCGTTGCTCCCCAGGATAGGGATGTTTCCAGAGGCTGTACCAGTATTTTTGGTAGCGGCACTCCCCAGGCCGCTGATCTTGGCCACTGGGATCCCGCTGGGCATATCGGCAGCGCCTACGTTGGCCACCCCGGTCACGATGCCCTTAGAGTTGACCGTGACCTTGGTGTAGGTCCCTGCCGTAAAGGCCTGCCCTGCCAGGGCCGTAGTGATGGCCAGGTTGGCGCTGCCATTAAAGCTGCCGGACCCGGTCACGTCCCCGGACAGGCTGATGGTCCGAGAGGAGGACAGCCGGTCTGCGCTGGCTACATTGCCTACAGAGGCCGTACCCGTAGAGCTGTCCACGGTGACCTTGCCGGTGCCGCTGGACGATTTGATGCCGCCCAGGGTATCGCTTGTAGCTGTAGGCAGGCTGTAGACCACCACGTCCGCACCGTTGACGGTAAGGCTGCCGTTGGTGCTGCTCTTGCTGATAGCAGCTCCGGACCAGGGCAGAGCGGACCACAGGTTGGTGCCGTCTCCGATCTTGATCCGGCCGGAGTCAGTCTCCACCCCGGGCTCGCCCACAGCCAAGATCCGGGTGGATGCGGCCCACTGGGTAGCGGACCCGGTCCGCAGCTGCAGGATTACGTTTTTTAAGGTTTGCGTTGCCATTTATGCATTACCTCCATTAATCACTTGGATCTGATGCCAGTCGCTGGCGATGGCTGTGTATGTCAGGCTGTCCGCCTGCCACAGGTAGACGATGCCTTCGCTTTCGTCCACGTAAAGGCATCCGTCATCCCCCAGAGAGGGGAAATCAGTCTTACTGTGCATGCGGATGAGGCTCTTGCCGGCCAGCTGGCCGCTGCTCATCCCATCCTTGATGCTGACCGTAGGTGCCTTGACCTGGGCGGTCACTTGGATGGGCTCCAGGGTTACGTTTGCTTTGATCTCCATAGTCCGTCACCCCACATCCGGCTCCAACAAAAAGGGATAGGGCCCGTAGGTCATGACCTGGTCACCGGCGGTGATCTCGATGTCATACCAGTACTGCCCGGCCTCCAGATCTGCCGTCATCTCATGGGTAATGCTGAGCACCCCGTCCTTGAGCGGCGCCTGGGCCAGGAGCGGATACCGCAGACCGGTGTTTTTTTTGAGATGCCAGACCGCTTTGTAATCGGTTACGGCGGTGGACCCTACCACCACCGTAAAGTTAAAGCCCATCTGCATGGTGTCGCCCCGAGTCAGTTGGATGGTCTTGGTCTTATCGTAGTAGTTATACACGGGGCATCACCCCACGATCTCTACCCAGAGCCCCCGGTCTGCCATGCTGGCGGGCTTGTCCGCCGTGCTGGTCACCTGCAGCAGGTTGGCATGGGCTTCGGCAGCCAGATTGTGTGTCTGCAGGTCAGCCACGGATACAAGGCCCGCAGGGTCCAGCTTGGCGGACACACTGTCCACGCTGGTGATGGCGATCTGCATGTGGATGGTAATGGCCAGGGCTGTTGCAGACCCTTTGGCCTGCCAGTAGTCCGGATTGGGGTCCGTGCTGACCGCGTACAGGATCTCACCGGCATCGGGGTCAGTGGCAAAAAGTCCCAGCTCCCGGATGTAGTAGCCGGCAGACACTGCGTCATTGGTCAGGATGCCCTCCACGTCACACACCCCCGTGTCGCTGGGGGTGCAGGAGCTCAGGGTGATGATCTGCTTGGGGCTCACCAGGTCGGTCAGCCCTTCCAGGGCGGCGGGTTGGCCGTCTCCTACTTTAAATTTTGTCAGCGCCAGCTTGCACTGGCCGGCCTCGACCTTTGCGGCCAGTGCACGGCCTTTTGTGGTCAGGATGGCGCCTCTCCAATTAGCCATGGATGTGTACCTCCTTCAGGAGCCCCAGGGCTCCGGTCAGATGTTTAGTGGCCACGATGTCAGGCGGGGTCACCTTGGGGATGGGGATCACGATTGATTTGGTCAGCATCAGCGGGATGGCCAGGCGCTTGCTGGCCTGGACCGTCCAGTCGAAGCTGACCCCGTCCAGCCAGGAGCGGACGTTTTTAACGGAGTAGATTGCCGCCACCAGACGGGTCAGCTCGTCTGCGCTTACCATAGCGCCGCCAAGGCCGTTGACCCTAAAGTGGTAGGGCTTGCCGCCGTACTGGTACCAGTCCTGTAGCACCACGTCCCCTCGGATGGCTTTGACAACGGATTTGACTGCCCAGGGCGTGCCCTTGTACTTGTGGTCCTTGATGGCCGACTTCACCAAAGCCCGTTTCTGGGCCAGGGTCAGCCCCGTGTCGTAAAAATCGACATGAAACTGCCAGGCCAGGTCATCAATGACGCTTTCTTCAAGCTCGTCAATGCAGGAGTAGATGAGCAGCTCGCTCATCCGGCCAACCACATCGTGGAGGGAGGCACCGCAGGCCTGGGCCACATCCCGGACCACTTCGCTCCGTGCCAGGGAGGACGGGAGCAGGTCAGTAACCAGGACATCGTCTACTTTTTTCATGCGTCCGCCACCCCCTGGAAGTTAACGGACACTGTGCCGCTGGTGGCCACCTGGTCCGGGCTGACGGTGGTCAGCACAGGAGCGGTCACCTGGACCCGGGCGGCTCCGGCGTCCACCATCAGCTGGTAGAGCTTGGAGGGGTCGATGTCTCGGCCCAGTCGTGCCTTTTGCCAGGCAATATAGCCCTGGACGGCAGCGGTGACAGCTGTCTGGATAGCGGCTACGCTGGCCTTGTTGAGGCTGTCCACGCTGTAGGTCACATCGATGTTGTAGCTCACTGCCGTGGGGGCCTTGACCACCACCTTGTCGGTAAGCGGCCGGACTTTGTCGGCGCTGCACACCTTGTCCACTGCGTCCAGGATCTCCTGCCCGGGGATCTCTCCTCCGGTGAGGAGCGGTACGATCTGCACCGTGCCAGGCTCTGGGCTGCTGACATACACATCAGCGATGTCCGCAGAGGCGGTCTTGGCCCAATACTCATAGGCCCCGACAGGCCCGGCATCGGAAAACCGCTCCGGAGCCGTGTGGATGCGCTCCCGGTAGGAGTCATCGCTCTCCACATCTGCCCCACCTCCCGTCTCCGTGTTGGTCACAGAGGCCACATACGGCACCGGGTCCACCAGGACAGACAGGGCTCCGGCGGGCAGGCCGTTGCCGTCCGCCCCGCTCACGGTGCAGTAGGCCTTAACGGAGCCAGCGGTGTCGCCCGCCGGGATGACCAGGACCTCGGACGTAGCAAAAAAGAGTGTTTTGCTTTCCGTAGTGACTCTCGTCCCTGCAGGGATGGTCACGGACGAAGCCTGGGCGGCACTCAGGGTAAAGGTCAGTGTAGTGCTGGCCTGGGCCGCAGGGGTCCGGTCCGTATCGGTCAAAGCCCCCAGCTGGTCCAGGTAGTCACCTTCGGCGTATTTCAGCAGGTTCATCTTGGCCGCCCGGTCAATGGTATAGTTTTGCTGGACCACCACGGCGGCGATGGTCAAGAGGAAGAGCCGGATAGGGTCACCCTGGGCCAGGGTCCGGTCGGCCACTTTTTCGTAGGCCGCCACCAGGCCATCCTTGACGGTCTGGACATCATAAGAGGAAAAATCCACATCCGTCAGATCAGTCAGAGCTGTTGTCATTTAAAGTCACCTCGATCCTGGGCATCAGCGCCCCGTTGTCATCCCCGGTAAAAGTGATCCCGGCAATCCGTGCCCGGGGCTCATATTGCCGGATGGCCGTCATGAGCTCACTGGACATGGTGGCCTCCGCCAGAGGGATGGGCTGGTCCAGATAGTCGGCACTGATGCCAAACCCTCTGTCCAGAGGGACCGTCCCCCGGTAGGTGGTTAGGATGGTCCGCACATTTTGCAGGACTTCCTCTGCTTCCGTCTCCGGGGCAAAGCTGACATCCTGGTCAGCGGCAGTTACAAAGTAAGATTTCTCAGCCATACATACGCACCACCCCATCGACATACTCCTGGAGCGTCACCGTGACCTCCACACTGTAGAGCTGGCCAAACCGGGTCCAGTGCTTGACAGTATAGTCCAGGGAGTCAATGACCCAAAAATTCTGCCCAATGCTCTTAAAGCCCAGCATCAGAGGCAGGACCGTACCGGAGTCCCGGAGGGTCCGAAGCCGTTCCAGCTCGTTTGCCGGGTTGACCCCCAGGTCGGACCGCAGGAGCATCTTAAAGGAGATCTTTTCCGTGTCCGGGCCCAGAAATTCCAGGACAGGTTTTTGGTTAACCAGGTCATGCTTGGACCACCTGGCGGAAGCGGACCGCTGATACTCGTCAAAGGTCCTCACGGTCCGGGAGGATGTGGCAAAGGGGATTGTCCCTAAAAATCCAATCAGCATATCTATCCTCCTATCATTACATTACCGGAGCCCTGGGCCACTGTGCCTCCGCAGCTGACGGTGTCCCCCACCCGTGCGGCGGGCTGGCCGTTAATGGTCACGGACCCGCTGCCGGAAGAGATGCTGCCGGAGTGGGAGGGGTGGACCTTGCAGCTGTGTGCCGCATACGTGTCCCCCACTCTCCCGGCTCCCTTGCCGTTGATCAGCACGTTGCCGCTTGCCGTGGCCAGAGCCACAGCCGGGCAGTCATCATGGCCGGTGCACAGGTCTCCCAGTCTAGTCACCGCTGGCATCTCAAAGCACCTCCATTAGTTGATGGACACGGTGGCCCCGGTGATCACCACAGCCCCGCTGGCATGGATCTCCAGGGAGCCGTGGTCGTACCGGATGTAAGAGCCATCGGGAAAGCGGACGCTCCGGATATCCGGGTCAGATTCTGCCGGCTGGGAGCCGCTGTCGTAGTAGGCCCCCAGGATCACTCCATCAGAAAGGCCAGCTCCGGAGGGGTTCATCTGAAAAAGACAGACTACCGGGGTCCCCACTTCTGGGATGTAGTAGCTTTTGCTTCCGCCGGAAAAAGGCTGCAGGACCGGGAGCCAGTCACTGACCAGGTTGTCGCAGTCTTCAAACACGACTTTGGCCCGGCATCCGGGCCCATCCACGCTGGAGATGCGGCCTTTTCTGACCACGTTTTTCAGTTGGTTAGTATCCATTGAGACACCTCCGTACATTAATGGATGTGGTGTAGCCGCTGGACCCCATCTCGTGCTTGGCCTCAGTGATTAAATATTTCCCGTCAAACTTGCCGAAGCCGGTTAGCTGGACGGTGAGAGAGGTCAGGAGAGCCAGACAGCCCATGCAGTCGATGGATCCGGTGACTTCCTCCTGGTTCTTTTCCCGGAGCTTTCGCTTGGCCAGTTTCTCAGCCTCGGCGATGGAGCTGACCTGCTCGTGCACCTGGAGGGTCTTTCCCTCTTTTTTGTCGGGAGCGGTAAAGGTGGCCTCGATAACCCCTTTGTCCTTTCCGGCTTTGTACTTGACGTGACAGGCTTTATAAGTATCCCGGATTTTGGACTGGAAGGACCACCCTGTCAGCCGGCTCACATAGAGCATGTCGGGCGTGTCCGCCATACTGACCAGTGTCCCTGGCCGCACGATGGTGATCTTGGGCTCCGCCTTTTCATAGTCCACCTCGTCAAACAGGATTAACTGGTCTTTGTACACCTTGATGGCCACGCCGTGGTCGGAGCAGAGCTTGTACAAAAAGGCCAGGTCCGACTCATCCGTCTGCTCGGCCCGGTCGACCTGCGGATCATCGGGAGCGGTATACTTGAGAGTCATTCCGGCACCTGTGGCCACGTCATTGGCGATGGTGGACAGCTTCGCTTTTTCCCAGCTCCGGCTGTGCTCTTCCCCTCTCAGCTTGTTGTTGTCGGGGATGGACACAGCCTTGACGGTCACCTCAGACGGCATCCCTTTGCAGGTGAGGGTGTCCACCTCAAACTGGCCCAGGTCCAGGCTCTGGGCCCCCTCAAAAAGAGAGCTCCAGTTGGATGTGGTGAGAGATGCCTTGAGGGTGGCTCCCTTATCAGGCATCCAGTCACCTTCCCAGAGTCCTTCCCGATCTTCCAAAGTAAATTCCAGGTCATCGGCCTTACCGCTCATGTTATCGGTGTAGCTCAACTGTTTGAGATAAGGCAGGAGGCCTGCGCTGATGTCCTTGTCATTATAGAGAACCACCGGCGTGGCCGTCCGTGCCTGCATGATCGTACCCAGCATGGTCATCGCCTCCAGGGAGGCAGCCGGTCAGTGGTCGGTTTGGTGTACTCCGGCACTGTCACCGTCAGGCCAGCCGGAAAGACCACGATGGGGCTCAGCTCGGGGTTGGCTTCCAGGAGCGCTGCGGCCCCTGTTTCTGCTCCGTACTGCTTGTAAGCAATCATGTCCCAGGTGTCGCCCTGGACAGTCGTATACGTCTTAGTCATAAGCCAGCCTCCTCTGGTCTGCCTGGATCTCCCGCAGCATCCGCTTGAGCCGGTCATGGCTCATATGCATCACGCTCTCCAAATCGCCCTTAGAGGCGCTCCCGGAAATGGTCACGATCGGGCTGTACTGCACGGTCACCGACCCGCCGCCGCTCCTGGTGGAGGGCATAAGGCCCAAACGCCGCCCTGTCTCAGCCCACAGGCCTCTGGCCCGCTGGCTGCCGTCGATGGGGATAGCGGCCTCAGGGCTGTCCTCAGCAAAGCTGGTCAAAAAGGCGCCCTGGTTAAAGATACCGCCAACAGCCAGCCCGGGGGGCATAACGCCCGATGTGTCATTGCCACCCCCGCCCACGAAGTTCTTGACGATGTTGACTGTTCCGGTGATGGGATGACTGAGAAAATCAGTGATGGTGTTCCATTTGTCCATCACCCAGTCATAAGCCTCAGAGAGTTTGCTTATGATATAGGCCACGAAGTTGGCCACAGCGCTCTTGGCCCCTTCCCACATGCCGGCGAAGAAAGCTTGTACCGCATGCCAGGCCCCCATTACAGCAGCATAAGCAGCGTCGAATTTTGCCTGGATCCATGCGGTAAAGTTGGCCAGAGCGGCCTTGCCACCCTCCCACATCCGAGCAAAGAAGGCGCTGATCTGACCCCAGTGCGTGTATACGAGATACCCGACTGCGATCAAGGCCATAAGACCCAGCACCAGCGGATGCGCCGAAGCCAGCATCATTGCGGCCCTCAGCGCGGCGAAAGCTACACGCAGGCCTTTAATGACCATGATAACGCCGGTAAACGCCTGCTTGATGCGGGTAATCACCATCATAGCGCCCATGCCGACCGTCATGAATCCGGAGAAACCTATGACCATGCCATAGATGCCCTTGACCAGTGCGGGATGCTCTTTGCCCCAGTTGGCCACAGCTTTGGCCACAGTAGCAATCACGGCAGCTCCTTGTGCCAGATAAGGCAGGAGTGTGCTGCCCACGGTCACAGCCAGAGAAGACAGTGCATTTTTGAGCAGCTGAACGGCATTGGCTGTGGTCTTCGCCCGTTCTTCATACTCCTTCTCCATAGAGCCTTCGTACCCGGGTTTGGACACAAGGTCCATGTTCCGCTTCAGGTTCTGCAGGTTGGACAGGAGCGGCGCGATGGCCCCGATGGATTCTTTGCCGAACAGATTCTTCAACACGGCCGCCTGCGAGGCCTTATCAAGCTTGCTGATGCTTTCCAGCACGGACATGATAGTGCCTTTTGCATCCTTCTGCATGGACTCTGCCACCGCCGTGGAATCGAGCCCCAATTCCGCGAAGGCTGCTCTCTGCTTCTTTGTTGCAGACGTCCCGGCCGTCAGGCCCAGAATCAGGTTCTTGATGCCGGTAGCGGCCACCTCAGAAGCGATACCGGAACCGACGATACTGGCACCCATGGCGGCGATCTCGCCGGAGGCTACACCGCCCACAGAACCCAAAGGCCCGATACGGGTCACCACGTCCGCAATCATTGGCGCGGTAGCAGCTGTCTTATTTCCCAGGTAGTTGACTTTGTCAGCCAGGTCTACCACTTCAGTCTGGTTCATCTTAAAGGCCGTACGCCATTTGGCCATCATATCGCCGGCCTGATCCGCTGTAACATCGAAGGCCACGCCCATTTTAGCCGCGTCTTTCGTAAACGCCAACAGTTCATTCCGGGCAATGCCAGCCTGACCGGCAGAAGCCATGATCTGGGCCAGTCCGGCCGCGGACACGGGGATCTCCTGCGACAGCTTAAGAATGTCGTTTCCCATCTCTTTAAACTGCTGAGGCGTGTCAAAATCGACAACCTTACGGACATCGGCCATGACGGACTCAAACTGCATGGCGCTTTGCATCGGCCCCGCCAGGAATTTAGTAGTAGCACCCCAGGCCATCATCCGGCCCATATAAATAGCCGCCTGCTGGTCCAGTTTCGAAAACTCCTGACGGTCCTGAGCAATACCCTGCATCAGGCCTTTCGTCGTCTTGTTAAACTGGATCTGAGCGTGGAGCCGTTTCATGGCCTTTGCATAGGTATCTGCACTCACTGTGCCCTGGTTAAATGCCTTCATGAGACCCATCTGAGCCTGGACAGCGGATTTTGTCCCGTCATCCATCCGCTTGATCTGTCTCTGCAGGCTGCTGACCTGATTGGCGGCCGACGTAAAGGCAGACCCCAGGCTGCTGGCCACAGCAGCACCGATGAGGATCTGCACGCTCATATTCTGGCCTGCCATTTACTCACCTCCATTAGATTTGACTTCTTCCCGCAAATTATGGAGCGCCTCCATCCAATCCCCCAGCTCCGACAGCGTAAGGCTCAGGTAGTAGGGCACCGGGGTGCAGGTCTCTTTTGCCAGGATGAGCACAATCCGCCGGATCTTTGCCGGCGTAATTTTTATTTGAGTAAAAAAGTTGCCACCACGTCCGTCAGTTTGCTAAAGACCGGCGCTGGCAAGTCCATGACATCATCCAGTTTCATATTTAAAGCCTTTGCGGCCAGACTGGCCTGATACTGCATGGACAGTTTGACCATAGGAGACATGTCCCCGGCAGCTCTGGCCTGCTGTTCAGCAGCCACCAGATCCTGCCCGGTCAGATTAGCCAAATTCTTCAGCACCGTTGCTGTCATCTTGACTACGTCCGGAGAGGCGTTAACTCCAGCACTAGCCGCTGCATTGGCTACCAACTTTTCAACGGTAGCCGGCTGCTTCTTTTCCATTTAAGTTCTCCTTTCAAAAAAGAGGCCCTGCCATAAAGCAGGGCTCACAGTCAGCTGAGGCCCAGGGCTTCCCGGACTTCAGCCATCAGATCAGTGTCACCGATTTTACAGACGCAATTGAGCTTATCCAGCTCCATAACCACCTTGCCGTTGATGGTCAGCTTGAGATAGAGGCACTCAAAGCTGGTGGTGGTGTCCGTCATCTTGGCCACCTCAAATTTTCCCAGTTCGAAGTCCTTGGGCATTACCCGGCAAAACAGCTTGACGGCCTGCACATTAAGCGCACCGGTAGCCGGATCCTGGACCTGGAAGGCGCCCCGGCAGTCGATATCATGACTGGTCTGGGTAAACAGCTTGGCTGCATTGGGGTCAATGGTGCGCCATTTGGCCTGCAGTTCGGTGGATTTAAAGTTCCCTCGGACCGGGACCTCCACTTCCCCTGCGATCCCGGCGCCCTTGACCGTATCGGTCATGGCGTTGAGCTTGGGCAGAGTCAGATCTGCGGTGCCCAGCATGTCGTTGCCGTCACCGTAAATCCTAAAATTGATTAACGTTTCAGGGATTTTACTCATCGCTGGTCACCTCCTCAGGCTGCTGCGTTGGAAAACAGCGCATCAAAATAACTGGTGTTAAATTCCAATTCATCCTCAATCTTTTCGGCCGGAATGGGCGGCGTGAAGTAGGTATGGAATTTGATATGGCCATTCATCAGTTCGGTATCCGGGTTCTCATCCCTGCGGGCGGTAATCTCTGCGCCCAGCAGGTCCTGGCTGGCCACCAGAGCATTGAGCCGGATCTGCTCGCTGTCGATGATGGAGTTGATCAAACGCCAGGTAATGTTCTGGTCCAGCTTCTGCCAGTAGGTCAGGATAAACGTCTGTTTCTGCCAATTAAACATTCTGCGGATGTTGATGAAGGCATCCTTGGAATCGGTATTACCCGGATAGCAGGCCATCCGGTTGCCAAACAGCACCCACCCGGACGTAAAGTTGAGCCCGGTGTTAATGCCCTGGCCGTTGAGGTATTCAGCCTGCTGCAGGTCCAGGACCACTTCCGTGTCGTCGTCCAGGCACAGGCCCGTAACCTGGATAGCTTTATTGGACGGGGACTGAGACGGGATATCACCGTTGGCAGCATCTGCCGTAGCGATAGCCCCCAGCACATGGGTGCTCATGTGGTAGATATGATCACCCAGCTTGGCCTTGGGCCAGCACACATACTCCAGGGTGTTGGTGTAGTTGTTTTTGTTTTTCCAGGACGGGGCGTCACTGTACTTGGTGATCTGGCTGTCCGCAGGCAGGTCCACCAGAGCGATGGCTCTAAAGAGACCATTGATGTTGTCGGCCTTGGCGGACATGATAGCGGCCACCTCGGGGTCCTCGGACCAGCCAGGGGCCAGCAGCAGACCGGGCACCATCCGGGTCAGCGGATACACCTGAGAGATGCACTCCAGGCCTTTGGGCTTGCCGGTGGCACTGTCGATGCCGCCGATGATGTCATCTTTTTTGACGGCACTGGGATCCACCTCGTCATAGTCCAGCAGTACGGTGGCGGCGCTCTTTAAAGCCCCATCATCCAGGATGGAGATGACCAGCTGCCCGTCGTCGTTGTAGGCTGCTTCATAGTCCGTGCCCAGGACAGCAGGATGCGCAGCTTCGCTTTTGTACACCTTGAGGGTGTCCAACAGGACCGGAGCATCCAGCACCACCTGGGACTGGCTCACCGTAGCAGACTTTTTGCTGGTGCTCTTTTTGTGTTTCGCCGGATCCAGCACATTGACAAAGACCACCGGGGCGTAGCCGTACAGAGCAAATTGACTGTACATGACCTCACATAAAGTGTACTTGGACCAGTCGTCACTATAGCCCAGCTGCTGGACGGCCTCTGCGTAGGTGTAGCACAGCACAGGCCGGTTGGCTTTGGCCGGGTCCGATGCCAGATGGATGGGCGCCGTCCCAAAGACAACCGGCAGGCCTGCCGTGGTCTGCACCGGCGGCGTCACAGCCGTAGGCTTTTCAGACACATAAACGCCATGCTTAAATGCCATAGGTTAAACCTCCTTAGCACGATGATAGTAAATATTAAGCAGGCTCCCTTTGATTTGAGTCTGCTTTTTGGCCTCCGTAAAGTCAGCCGGGCAAACAAAAAGCCGACGGAACCAGCTATGCTGGTCCACCAGCTCCTGCACCCCGGCCGGGAAGCCATCGATAAACCCCTGGGCATGCTGCAGCCGGCCGTGACTTAAGGTCGGGCCGACGTAGATCAGCAGGCCGGGAGTCTTTTTAAAAATTGTCAAAATCAATCCCCTCCGTTTCTGGCTGTGCCACCAGGTAGGTGGCCCGGATGATGCCCAGCCAGATGGGCGTGGGCTGCTGCTCCGGGAGCCGCCCCTTGAGAGGCAGCTGGAGCGAGGTCCGGTCGCAGATGATCCGATGCCGCAGCAGGGTCTGCCGGATATGCTCCATCAGGTTGTACAAGCTCATGCACCCATCGGGAGCCTCGTCCCGGATGGCCAGGCCGATCTCTACGGTGCAGGCGCTGTAGGCGTCTGCCTCTTTGTCCGCCCAGTCCACCACTGCGGCATAGACGTAGGAGGACATCTCCGTGGACCGGTCCCGGACTGGCGGATAACCGGCGTAGACCTTGATAGGCTCCAGGCGCTCTTTGCCCTGGGCCCGATATTCGGTTACTGCCTCTTCCAGGAGAGCTTTGATGCTCTCCATTACGATGACTAAAGTCATAAGCTCACCTTCCCCAGCCGGTACTGCAGCTCGTGGATCAGACGGTCATTAAGCATGGCACTGGCGCTTTCATCAATAGCGTTCCAGACCTCTTCGTTTTCGATCATCTGAGGCACGGACGGGCCGCCGGGATTTTTAATGGGCAGCCTGGACGTGATGTTGCCCATGGCATCCCGACGGATGGCCAGCCCGGAGCGGCCGCCCCAAAACAGGCCCGGCACCACGCCGCCGCCTGTCTTTTTGACTCTCACGTTGAGGGGCTTCCTGGTGCTGTGGCTGACCATAAACATGGTCAAGGGCAGCTGAGAGCCTGTAGCCCCTACCACCCCGCCGATCAGGTTGGCGGAAATGCTGGGGCGCTTGGTAAACAGGGATTTTTTAACCACCCCTGCCTTGACCACATAATTTTTCCGGACCTCCACGGAGATCCGGCTCTTGACGTGAGTCACCACACGGCTGGCCGCGGCGGCCGCTGCTTTCCTTGCTTCCTGAGGGCAGGCCAGCAGCGCTCCTTTTAAGAGTTCCGCATTTTTTAACGTAAAGTTAACATTTACCAGGCTCATGCTGTCGCCCCCTTACATATCATTGGCCACCAGGATCAGAGTCACGATGCCCAGGTCTGTCTTGGACTCCGCCACCGTGTAGAGCTTGCCGTCCAGCCGAAAAGACTGCCCGTAGACGGGGACCTCTTCCAGGTCCTCTTCCTTGCAGTTGACTGTCACATGGCTGCCGTACATCTCGTAATACCGCCGGGTCTCGATGTTAGACCCAAAGCTGTACTGATCATCGGCGCTCACCTGCTGGACTACGGCCATCCCCTGCAGGCCGTTAAGATCGTGGACCTCGGCAAACTCATCAGGGCATAAAAATACGTCCCGGTCAGCGGCGATCGTGTCCCGAAATTTCCTCATTTCCGCTTGCGGGCAAGCGGCTTGATAGGCTCAGGAGTGACATCCGGCAGGGTCGCTGTCTCTTCCGGAGCTTCCGCCGCTGCTTTCGGCCTGGACGGCTGCACGGCATCGAGGGCGATCTGACCAGTGGCCAGGAGGTGTTTGGCCTCCTGATCCTTCAGGGTCAGATGCTCACCAGGGCCCGCCAGCTTACCGGCGTGCGCCACAAAATTGCGCACCACCTTATACGTGGTCATGGGTTATTCCCCCTTGGCCTTGATGACGGCAAAGTCGGTAATGCATTCAGGAGCCACCAGGCAGCGGCAGTACATGGTCAGACGCATTTCCTGACTTTCCTTGTTGCCGTTGTAATAGGGCACATAAGGAGCTGCATAGGTAATGTAGCCGGTGCCAGCGTCATTCAGCAGGTTTACTGCACCGTGATACTGACGTCCACGGCCAGGGATGCCCAGGATGACATCAGCATCACCGATAAAGCCCTTCATCTTGCCGTCATCATCCATGTAGGATTCGGCATAGGTGTATACCTCCAGGTTCAAAGCGGGGATCCGACCGACGAAGGACACCTGGGGAGAAGTGATCCGAGGCGCGAAGGCGAACATGGACAGGTTGGCCGTAGACGGGATGCCCATCCACTTCATAATCTGGTCATTGCTCAGCATGTACCCGGCCACGTTCTTGCCCACGATCATCACAGTGGGGACCATACCGGAGGCTTCCTGGATCTTCAGGGATGCAGCGGTGATGTCATCATAGATGGTGGCGCCAGCCTTGTCCCAGGTGGTAGTAGGAACGATTTTCTGGGTAAAGTTAAAATCGACGGTATCAATGATGGTCAGCTTGCCATCGTCGGCGTAGCCTTTGATGTCGTATTTACCGGTGGTCAGCAGGTCTGCTGCCATCTTGTTTTTCCGGTTGATGATAGCTGCCTGCAGGTCGGCCAGGTCTCTGGCCTGGATTTCAGCAGCGCGCTGGGCAGGGGTCTTGGTGCTGACGAAGTTTTCGCCAAAACCTCTGTCGTTCAGCATTTCAGGATCTACCACCCGGCTGGGGGCCATCATGGGCGGCTTATAAAAGAAGTCGTCGAAGCCGTTGCGCGCCAGTTCCACGGCTTTGCCGCCCCGAGTCACAAAGGGAGCCAGGTGGCGTTCGCCAGTGCGCAGCTGCACTTCGATGGTGCTGGTAGTTGCGGTTTCCGGCACGATAGGAAAAAAGGTGTCCAACAGCAGGGAGGCAGGAGCCTTAAAACGTTCCACTGCAGACATCAGGGAGACAGTATCTTTCAGTCCAATCATGTGTCAGTCCTCCTTACAGTTTGGCGGTCAGATGGATGCCGACTTTCCGCAGTTCGTCTTCGTGGGTTTCTGCGGTGTCATCAGAGGCCGCAATCAGGGCGGCCCGGTTAAACCGACCGGTCACGTAGGCGGTGCAGGCGGCGGCCTTTTCGTCTACGTCATAAGCCAGGATGGCGGAGGCCACACCGGCTTTGGCGGTAGCACTGGCAGCGCCTTCAGGGGTCACGGTCAGCAGGGTGCCCCGCTTCAGGGCCGTACCCGGGGTCAGGGTGTAATTTTTCGTCAGCACGGGGATTTCCGGGCCGGCAAAAAGGCTGTCAGGAGTAATGGTGTTCTTGTCAATAATCGCCATTGCGTTAACCTCTTTTCTTGTTTACCAGGTTGACAATGTTGTCAATTTCGGCCTTGCTGTCATCGGCAGCAGAGACGGGTTCGGTGGCGGTAGCTTTGACACCGGCCGCACCGGACTGCATCTGGTCGGTGATCAGGGCCTTCAGTTCATCCAGGGATTTGTTTTCCACCTTGACGGCTGCTACAGCGTCCACATAAGGCTTCAGCCGTTCAGCGGTGGCTCCATTGGCCTTGCCGGTGTCCACCAGGGCATTGACCATGGGGTTGTCCCCTTTCAGGGCATCCAGGGCTTTCACCCGGTCCGTTTCGGCCGCAGCCTTCTGGGCGGCTTCCGCCTGTTTATCCTGGCCGTCCAGGAATGCCTTCAGGCGGCTCATAATGTTGGAATCAGTATTAGTCATTGGTTCGTTCACCTCGTTTTTTTCGCAAAGCTGCTTCAGGAGCCGGCTCCGGCTGGGGTCCAGGCTCGTCATCAGGACGTGGTTGACCATCACCCCGCCCCCGCTCATGGAGGCACTGACGCCATAATCGTCAACGCCATCCACGAAGCCGTTATCCAGAGCTTCCTGGGCGGTCATCCAGGTTTCCTCGTCCATCATCCGTGCGATTTCGTCCCGAGTCAGGGAGTCACCACACCGATCACTGTAGACGTTGAGCAGGGTGTCTTTGGTCTTGTCCATCTGCTCGATGCACTTGGCCAGGTCATCCCGGGTCAGGGTTTGATACCCAAAGCACATCATGGGGTTGTGAATCATGTACAGGGCGTTGGCCGGCATGATCACGTCATCTGCAGCGCTGGCCACCAAGGTGGCGGCACTGGCACAGATCCCGTCGATATGGCAGTGGATCTTACCGGTATAGGCTTTCAGCAGGTTGTAGATGGCCTGGGCCTGGAATACATCCCCGCCCGGGGAGTTGATCCGTAGGGTCAGATCCTTGCCGTCCAGGTCCCGCAGGTCCTGCTGCAGCTCTTTGGCACTAACCATAGGGTCGTCGGGCACAAAGGCGTGCCAAAATTCTGCATTGGGGCTGATTTCCCCATAAATCAGGAGCTCCGCCTCCTGGGAATCGGCTTCATTCTTGATGGTCCAAAAATTAGGTTTTTGTGTCATTTTCTTTCTCACCGCCTTCCTGGGCGTTCTCCCGGTCACCGGACAGCACGTCCGGTGAGCCTACAGTCAGCCCCAGCTGCTTGATCAGGTCCTGTTCGTAAGCTAGCTGCTCCAAATTCTCTTCCAGATCGCTGCCGGTCATTTCTGCGGCCTCCCGCTCCCGGGTGGTCAGGCCGTACTTGACCCGCAGGGCGGAGCCGGTCACATCCTTGATGGGATCCAGGATGCTCATGGTAGGACCAAACCAGTCTGCACTGGCCCAGGCCGTGCGCTTGACCGGGTCCTCAAAGTAGCCCGGGCACTTGACCCGGCCAGTGACTACCGCCTCCAGGAGCCACTGCTCATATATGGGCTGGCAAAAGTCAGAGGCAAACCATCTCCGGCGAGTCTTGAATTCGTCCTGGGCCTGAAGCAAAGCCCCACGGCTGGCGGAGTAACTGGAGTTAAAGCATTTGAGCAGGACCTCATAAGGGATGTTGAGGGACGCAGCCACGCTCTTTTCCAGATGCGTCATGTAGCTGTCATAAGCGCTCTGGGCGTTGGAGCTGTCCACCGTCTTAACGTCCACGCCTTTCGGCAAGCTGTTGAGCTGGCCCGGCCCGAGCTTATATTGGGTCGTGTCCACCACAGGCTCGTCGGCGTGGTCGTCGTCCGGCGCCCCGTAGGCGCTGGGCAGGATATTGTCCAGGCTGTTGCTGGCCTGGGTTGTATTGGTAAAAAACACAGATAAAAAGCTGCGGATGATGGCCGCTGTCAGCTCGGCGTTACAGTAGCGCCCGATCTGCTTGAGCTGCTCCAGCACCGGTGCCAGGTACGGCACTCCACGGTACTGCTCGGCCCTGGAGTCGTGACACACCTGCAGGATATTGGGCATCCCGGTGCGGGGGCCAAAAGCTTCCACCCGCTGCCAGGTCGTCGCTCCGTCGATGTTGACCAGGTCCCCCGGGACCTTGTTGGAGATCCAGTAAGCTTCCAGCCGTCCATCGGGTGTGACCTCCACTCCGTTGACGATGTGATTGCCGTTGTCCGGGTTGAGCTGTTCGATTCCGTAGGCGTTGGCCTCGCTGTAGCAGGCCTGGGGACCCAGAGGATTGCTGACCCGGTTGGCTTCCAGCAGCTGGAGCCGCAGCGTGTATGGCTGATTATAGGAGGGCGCCGTCCGGCGGAACAGGGCGAAGCTGTCGCCGTCAGTCAGATACGTCGCATAGGCGACGTTCTGCAAGTCATAAAAATTGTTCCGTCGGCGGTAGTCGCACTCCTTGGATCCGGCCCAGAGCTCAAACTCTCTGACCGTATGCCTCTCCCAGTCTCTCGCCTCTTCTGCCGTCAGCCCCAGGATCTTATAGGGTATGCGGGGGAAGAGCCTGAGCCCGGCTCCTACAGCGTGCATAGTGCTGGTTACGATGGCGGCGCTGCCCAGAGGTGTGTTAATTGCCTGGTCAGCTGCCCGGTTGCGGAGCGTGATCAGATTGGCGTCGATGTCGCTCTTGGAGGACAGACGCTGAGGCCTCCAGCTCCGCAGGGCGTCCTTATGCCAGGATGCGCCGCCGTCACTGTACCCGCTGTTGATCATTGCCGGGGACCGGATCCGAGATTTGATGAGTTTTCTTCGTTTTTTGCTCACTGAACTCTGCCTCCTCTCAGTCCATCAAGACGACTCTCTTGGTGCTGCCTGCCGGCTCCAGAGGTTCCCCATCCAGGGTGGCCCCAGCTGCAATCAGGTCATCAATCGCATTGCGGATGGTGGCCAGGTTGGCACGGGTCAGAGTCCTGTTTCCGATTGTGTAGCTCTGGCCCGTCAGCACGGCCTGCTCTGCTTCCAGGTACATCTTTAACCTGGCATTTTGGATTTTATTTCCCATTTTTGTCCTCCTTACCAGATTTGGGTGCCGCTGGACGCCTTGGCCGGCTTCTTTCGGTGGTTCTTTCTCGGGGTTTTCACATTGGGAGCTTCTTCTGCTTCCAGGATCGTCGCCCTGCCTCGAGCGGCTAGCCCATCCCAATCCGGATGCAGCGTCTGCATGCAGGCCAGATTATAATTCCGCAGGTCCAGGGGCTCGTTCCGCACCCCGGTGGTCGGCTCCCAGACCTCTCTGTATTCCCCGTTCCGCTTGACCGTCTTCCTGTGTTCCGAGATAAGACCTCGAAAGTACAGCGCATCATAGCCCCGGTTGGTCATAATGCCTTCTTCGTCCAGGGGGAAGTGAAAGAACATCGGACCTGGATGCTCAATGGTCAACCGGTTCATGATCTGCTGCTTCCCGTCATCAACCCCCAGCATCACCAGAGGGGCATTGAGGCCTTTGGCCACGCCCACCTTGTAATCCAGAGGGATGCCCGGTCCGCCCATGCCCTTGACGGCAAACCTTTGTTTGATGATATTCCGTTCGCAGTAACGATAGACGTTTCCGGTGTAATGCCCGCCGGAATCGATAAAGGTCCGGGTCACACGGAGAGTGCGTCCGTCGGCAAACTTGTAGGCCCGATCCAGGACCTTGTCCAGCTCCGTCCAGGTGCTGACCCGGTTCGGAGCCCCAAGGACGACGCCCTTCAGGATGCCCCAGCACTCCTCGCCTTCGCCCCAGCCGCAGATCTCATATTCCAGTCGATTGTCCTGGACGTCCACGGCGGCCGTCAGGAGGAGCACCCCATCCGGTAGTTCGGCACCGTATTTTTCTCGTCTTTGGAGTAAAAAGTCATCGGACTCAAAGGCCCCGGTCACCCGGTAACTTTCCCCGAAGCGTGTGTTCATAACGACCTTCTCCCGATCCGGGAAGCCTTTGGCTTCCAGCCACTCCTTCATAACCTGCTTCCAGCTGATCCAGGGAGAGGAAAAGGCATTGATATAAAAAGACCGGCAGCCCGTTTCCAGAGCTTCCGGATGTTGAGCCACATATTTCTGCGGCGCCGCTTTCATCTGTTTTTCGGTAAAGGCAAACCCGCAATCCGGGCACCGCCATTTGACGCCCCGGACCACATAACGCTGCGTCCCCTGGATCTTGGCACCCTTTTGAGAGTCAACCTCCATGTTGAGGTAGGACATCTTATGGTACTCGCCGCAGTTGGGACAGCGGTGCTGCCATTCCTCCTGGGTACCGGAGTTATAGGCCACATCGATCCGGGAGTCGCCCTCGTTGGTGGGCGTGGAGAAAAGGCCCATGACCCGGTTCCAGTAGGTGGTCATTCTTTTAGCCGCCAGGTCGATGGGGTCGCCTTCCGTCCCTGCTGATGCCGGGAAGCGGTCCACCTCATCACAGAGCAGGATCCGGATGGGACGAGACGCCAGCCCCGCAGGGCTATTGGCCCCACCCATAATCAGCCGGCCGCCGGGAAAAAGCTTGGACAGGATGGTGTTTCCCCGGTCCCGGCTCTTTACGTCGGCAAAGATGTCGGTGAGGACCTTGGTGTCCCGGATCATGGGCTCGATCCGGGATTTGGAGAAATCCTCGGCCATATCCACTGTGGGCTGGACCATCATGATGGAGCAGGGATCCAGGTGGGCAAACCGCCCGATGATGTTGTTCATGATGTCGGATTTTCCAATCTGGCTGCAGCTCTTGACTACCACTTCATGTATCCCGGGCTGGGTAAAGCTGTCCATTATGTCTTTCTGGTAGGGCGCTCTGCTGGTCTTCCATCGGCCCGGCTCCGCTGCCGTGCTAGGGAGCGTCCGGTAGGTGTCGGCCCATTCGGATACAGACGTCTTGGGCAGGGGCTTCAGGCCATGTTCGGACACATACCGCCAGAGGGCTTCAGCACTCTTCATCGGAGTCCACCCCCTCAGCAGCTTCTGCAGCCATAAAAAGATCCGGGCTGTAACTGGACAGCTCGGACAATTTTTCCTCAATCTCTTTTGTGAGTGTTGTATAGATTTCTTCTTTTTTCTGGCCTTCCAGGATGGGGGCCAGCTTGGCCGGCAGGCCCAAAAGCTGGGTCCGCAAGTTGGAAGCCATTTCGGTCATGACCAGCTCAACCGTTTTTGCCGAGTAGACGCTCCCCTGGAGTTCGGCCAGCTTCAGTTCGGCGATTTCCCGCTTGGCTTTTTCATGCCGAGCCCGTTCCTCGTTGAGGTCAGGAGCGTTCCCATCGGGGCTTCCGCCGCCCCGCTGGCTGTAATAATTCTTAATTGATTCGATAACAAAAACGCCGCCCCGGGAATCCTTGGGATCTCTGGTGACCACACCTTCGTCGATGAGCTGGTTAATGCGTGCCGATGTGAGCCCAAGGGCTTTTGACATCTCTTTTTGTGTCGCCGTAAGAGACTTAAGGTCTTTTGAGATTTTCACCCTGGCTCACCTCCCATTTGCGTTAACCTGGCAACTTAGGCCAAAAAAAATTTTGCAACTAGAGCGTTTTCGGGGCTCGACAGACCCGCGGCTTTCCTATGAGCGCCAGAAGGACCCGCCCGCGCCGCAAACTCGCTGAACTTATCTGTCCGTTATCAGTGGACACGCTGCCCGCCGTGCGACGCTGAGACGCTCACGCCTGCAGGCTGTTGGCACGACCGGAAAGGAGAGATGGACCGAAGGGCTTGCCTGCAGGAGTCAGCGCCCCATCCCGGCAGCAGGAAACAGGCACGAGAAAAGCCGCCCGATTAAAGGCGGCTCTCTCTGAAGGGTTTTGAAGTGATATGTCCAGTCTGTATTATGCCATCGATTGTCTCTTTGTACACTACTTACAGCTTACATGATAGCACACCATTAACCGGTTATGTTGTGAGAATCCCGGTTATTTTGTGCGATTTCCCCAGGAGGGAAGTCGATATTTTCCAGGTACCCCGGGTATTCCTCAGCCACCCGGGCTTCAAATTCTGCCACGGCTATAGGATACAAGTGCCGGACATAGTCCTCACTCTTCCCCAGGATACTGGCCACCTGCTTCCATGACCGGTGATTGACGATACGGACCATAAGGATGATCCGGTTCTGGTCCGTCAGCATGCGGCCAATCATCTGTCTGGCAACCTCCCTCCACCGGATCAGCGCGTCCCAGTCGTCGTTGAGGGCTGCCTCCACATCCAGCAGCCGGATTACCTTATCTGAGGTATCCATGTGTTTGCCTCCGTCCACTTTAATTGCAGAGGTATCGACGCTGTGAAGGCTGATGATATCACTCCGGATCTTACGGATCTCATCCTCCTTGCAGGCCAGACTGTCTTCAAGGTCATAGATCCGGCGGAGAAACTCTGCTCCCGTCATAAACGGCCTCCGCGTCGCTGAAAGACAGCCCGCTCCAAACGCCGGATCCTCAGGCCGTAGCTCTGCAGCATGCCATAAGCTGCCAGCACAAGCAGAATCAGTACAAAAAGGATTACTGCATAAGTCAAATCACCCATTGCCTGTCATCTCCTCCACAAAGTTTTTCAGGTGCCCCAGGAAAATGGGGACCATAATATGCTCACACCTGGCGGAATATAAGTCCTTCCCTGACCGCGTATGGCCATCGATAGTGCTGCGGAAAATCATGACCTCATTACCGGCGTCCGGAGTCCATCGCAGATCCGCAAGGTATGTGCCTTTACCATTGATTTGAAAAATCGCTCTCACGTAACTTCTGGTATCGCTGTCGGGCGGATGACCGAACTTCCACCCGGCTTCCAGGATTTCATCCGGCACTTTTTTGAAGCCGACAACCATTTCCAAGATAGTGCCTCCATCGAAGTGCTTACCGTGGTATAAGCTCTGTTCATATTCTTTCATGTCTTATGCCCCTTTGCAAACTCAGCCATAGTCCGCTCGATATGATCCGTCATACGCTTCAGGCGGCCCTGACCGAATCCGAATTCCGCTCTTAATGCTTCCCGACAGTCGTTAATCCCCAAGTTGTAAATCTGTGAACTATACTCCAATAACCACATACGGAACTCCGGCAAGCTCAGGGCTTTTATCCGCTTAAGATCTTGCCGGCTCACGCCGGGTATCCTTTCACCTTCCACGAGCCGTCACTCCTCTCTTAGCCTCCCATTCATTCCGGGCCTCGTCTATGCTGCTGTGCCAGTGCTGCACCAGATCTGACTGCTCCTTTGAATCCATTCCGTCATAGACAATGCCATACAGACCGTTTGCCTTATCCCAATACAAAAAATCGTCTGTTGCCCCGATACGGTAGATAAACATATCAGCACCCCAGCTGCCACAAAAGATTGTCGATCTCGTTCTGCGCCCGGGCAAGGCGGATCAGGATCATGTCTACCCGCTGTTTATCCGCTTCCGACAGCCCTGACTCCGCAGCTATCGACTCGATGCGGTGCCGCTTGACATCAAGATAGGATGCCAGATCCGTGACTTCATAACTGATTCTGTCAATCATCTTCACGCACCTCCTTGTAACCGTGTTCACATGCGTAAACCCATAATGCCGATTGAGCCGTATTCGGATCCTTATATCTGTACGGATTCAGCGGGCATGCCAGCCCGGTCTTTGCACATATCCGCGCCAGGCGATACCATTTTTTGTGGTTGGCGTATTCCGTATCGACTGCAATCATATCCCCTGAGTTGTTAATGTATTTCATGCTCCAGGTAACCTCCATTTCTTGATCCTCGCTTTCAGAGATTCCAGCACTTTCTCCTGGGATGCATCCTTGTCTCCCAGGGCTTCCACCAGATCTTCGTCCCGGGTCCCGGTGCAGATCAGCTGGTGGATGATAACCGGTTCATTCTGGCCCTGCCGGTGCAACCGTTTGTTGGCCTGCTGATAAAGTTCCAGGCTCCAGTTGAGCCCGAACCAGATGATGTGGTGGCCGCCGTCCTGGAGATTCAGCCCGTAGGCTGTGCTGGCGGGATGGGCCAGCAGGATGTCGATTTTCCCGGCATTCCAGTCGACTTCTT